TTTAGCCGATAGTTGCCCGGCACTATTCCCTTATAATTTATTAAGGTTTCCCAAGATTTGGAATAGCCGTAGGCAGACAGCCAGGGCCGGTTATTTAAAGCTTGAAACCAGAATGAAACGTCACTGTCCCCGGTGAAATCCCCATCAACATATAACCGGAAATCAATCTGCCCGGTTTTAGGCTTAAACTTATCAAGGGCCGATAGGATGCATTCTTTACCGGTTTCAGTCTGCAACAAGATTGCATTTTGCATCTGTCGACAGAATGCGGCGGGATATCGCCAGGCCCGAAATGAATAGCACCAATTGAGACAATCACCGGCACCGATGCAGAAACCTTTACCAGGCGCACTGCTGAATGCCAGAAATGGTAATTTCCCGTTTCCATCTTTTGCGAATATTGAAAAACGCGGGATATCATCCCCGAGAAAGTCTCGCAATTTGGATAGATCGCGTTTCCAGTGTACGCCGATATCAGGCTTGGACAATTCTGCTTGAATCAGGCTGGAAGCTTGCTGGTAGTCTTTAACTGCAATCGCGCTGGCTATTTGTTTGCATTGTTCACGTTTCATTGTCTATCTCTCTTTTTATGTAAATATGGTGGCACAGTACCATGATCTGCTAGATGTGCAAGTATCAATTGGTATCAATCTAAGACTTGGGCTGGTTGGTGCAGTGTATAGAAGGCGTATAGGTTGGTGTATTGGCTGCCATATAATCCCGCACACCGTCAACCTGTTAATTCATACAGTACTGTATGCCTATCCAGCGCCAGGATAATCTAGCGAGCGATCGCTCGGTAAAACCACAAGGGGCGTGTGGAAATAGGGGCGGGGAGGGGGGCGGCGCGCTGTAATTATTATAGTAACCACCCAAACTTGCTAGAAGCCAAATCCAACCTTGCTAAAAACCAAATCCAATCTTGCAAAACCAGAGTCTGAAATTAAAAAAAGTCCAATCTCAGGCGGTTTAATTTTCCCCTTTAATATCAATTACTTGGAAATCTGGTATTTTTTAATAAAATATTAGTATAATTCGCCAACATTTAGCCGATTTAACCAACATGACTGACGAGCCAGTAAAGCGGAAAAGAGGCCGCCCAAAGAAACCGAATAGACTGATGACCCGTGATCAATGGGAGGAGGAGTCTAAGAAGGTTAGTGGTCGACCAAAAGGGTTGAGAACCGCCGTTAAGAAGCTGGAGGAGCGATTACTAGCCGCCAATAGAATTGAGCTAGTCATTGATTCCATAGTTAATGCGGCGACCAATGATGACCATAAGAACCAGGCGGCTGCTTGGAAGTTAATCCTAGACAGAATGGCCCCCTTGAGTCATTACGACAAGAATAAGGGTGGTGATAAACCCATTATCCAAATCAACGTCTCGTCAGTGGACACCAACATTAAAGAGATTGACGGTGAGATCATACAAGAGGATAGCTGAACAACTCTCAAGCCATGAGGGTATTCGGAAATTCGCCTATAGATGTCCTTCCGGTAAATTAACCATTGGGATTGGTAGGAATATTGATTCAGATGGTGGGCTAGGACTATCGGAGGATGAAATCCTTTACCTATTAACAAATGATCTTAAGCGAATTGAAGAGGAATTGGGTAACGCCTTTAGGTTTTACAAGGATTTAGACCCTGTTAGACAGGATGCCATGATTAACATGGCCTTTAACTTAGGTATAACCCGCCTCAGGGGCTTCAGGATGGCCTTAAAACTGATGGAAACCAAGGAATATGATGAGGCATCTATGGAGTTTTTGGACTCCCTATGGGCTTCTCAAGTGGGTCAAAGGGCGTTAGACATAGCACACATGATTAAATATGGAGAATATCCCGATGCCGATGGTCAAAGGTAAGAAATACCCCTACACGAAAGAAGGAAAAGCCGCAGCCAAAAAAGCCAAGAAGAAGGTTAAGAAGAAATGAGGCCAGAGACTTTCTATACGATTGGCAAAAACCCCACGGCTGGTGTCACTTCCACTGTGTTTACCGTCCCGACAGGGTATGAAGCGCGGGTTACAAACGTCTTTGTTACTAATAACACAGGTTCTACCAAGAACTTTTCCGCTGCTTGGAATGACGGTGGTACGACTTATGACTTTGCCTCGGCTAAATCATTAAATAGTAAGGATTTCATTGAATACGGCGGTGATTATGGTCAGTTCCTAATCATGGATGAGGGTGATTACATGACTGTAACCCCTGAAGCCGGGTCTACGTTTGTAGTCATAGTCTCCTTTATCCTTCTAAAGCATGACGGGACTAAGTTCGATTTAACTATATGAACCTTGATATTAACTTACTGTCCTGGCAGCAGGAGGTTTGGAACGACCCAACCCGATTTAAGGTGGTCGCTGCTGGACGAAGGACAGGAAAATCAAGGCTTGCGGCTTATTTACTGCTTGTTAACGCCCTTCAAGCTAAGAGAGGCCATGTATTCTACGTAGCCCCAACTCAAGGTCAGGCAAGGGACATTATGTGGAATCTCCTTCTAGAATTAGGAGGGGATTTGGTTGAAGGCTCCCATGTTAACAACCTTCAAATTAAGTTAATCAACGGAATCACCATATCTCTTAAAGGTGCTGACCGACCAGAAACAATGCGGGGTGTCTCTTTAGCTTTTTTAGTTTTGGACGAGTACGCCGATATGAAGCCTGAGGTCTGGGAATTAATCCTACGACCTGCGCTTTCGGATTTGAAGGCAAGTGCCTTGTTCATTGGGACACCAATGGGTAGAAATCATTTCTATGACCTCTACAAACAAGCCGAGTTAGGTGGCGACCCCAACTTCAAAGCATGGCACTACACCAGTTATGACAACGATCTCCTTGATAAGAAGGAGATTGACCAGGCCAAGATGTCCATGTCCTCTTATGCATTCAGGCAAGAGTTCATGGCTTCCTTTGAGGCACGTGGTTCCGAGATGTTTAAGGAATCATGGGTGAAATTCTCAGAGGAGGAGCCTGAAGGTGATTACTACATCGCTATTGACCTTGCTGGTTTTGAAGAAGTTGGGAAAAAGAACAAAACCAAAAACCTTGATAACACAGCTATAGCAGTTGTTAAGGTCGGCCCCCAAGGCTGGTGGGTCAAAGACATAATTACAGGCAGGTGGTCATTAGATCAGACTGCTCAAAAGATATTTCAGGCTGTAAGGGATTATCAACCCATCTCCGTAGGAATAGAGAAGGGTATCGCCAGACAGGCCGTGATGTCCCCATTAACCGACCTGATGAAAAAGTATTCTCGTTTCTTCCGTGTTGAGGAATTAACCCACGGAAATAAAAAGAAAACTGATCGGGTCATGTGGGCGTTACAGGGTAGATTTGAAAACGGCCTAATTAAATTAAACAAGGGCGACTGGAACATTCAATTTATGGATGAGATTTTCCAATTCCCAGATGCCTTAACACATGATGACATGGTTGACGCCCTTGCTTACGTAGACCAATTAGCAAACGTCTCATACTCGTATGATTTTGAAGAAGATCATTTTGAAGCAATAGATTTAGTGGCTGGCTATTAATATGCTTAATAAAGAAGAGTTTACTATAGAACAAAGTGTTGAAGATTGGGTCATGGACAAATGCGAGTCCTGGCGCAACCACTTTGAGAACAATTACGAGAACAAGTTTGATGAATACTACCGTCTATGGCGGGGTATTTTTTCTGCTGAAGACCGTACCCGTGACTCTGAAAGAAGCCAGATTATCTCGCCTGCTTTACAACAGGCCGTTGAATCTTCCGTAGCCGAGATTGAAGAAGCCACCTTTGGTCGTGGCAGATTCTTTGACATCAAGGATGATTTAAGAGATGGTGAACCCCAAGATGTTGTTTACTTGAGGGAGCAGTTATTCCTTGATTTCCAAAAGACCAAGGTTAGAAAGGGCGTTGCAGAATGCTTAATAAACGCCGCAGTCTTTGGTACTGGCATTGCCGAAATCGTGCTGGAAGAAGAAAAAGAAATGAAGCCAGCATCCCAACCGATAATGGAAGGGCAAATGCAGGCCGTAGGCGTAAACATATCAGATAGAACTGTATGTAAACTTCGTCCTATCCTCCCACAGAATTTCCTTATTGACCCTGTAGCTACCTCCATTGAAGAGGCTATAGGTGTCGCCATTGATGAATACGTCCCCTACCATCAGGTAGAACTCCTTCAAGAGAGTGGGGTTTACCTAGATGTGGATATTACTCTTGCCCCACAAGATACCGATCTTGACGCAGACCATGAGTTAACTGACCAACCTGATGATAAGGTTCGTCTAACTAAATACTACGGTCTTGTTCCCAAATATCTTCTCGATGAAGATGTTATTGAAGAAGAAGACGGTGCCTACGTTGAATGTATCGTAGTCGTAGCCAACGGCGGGACTCTTCTAAAGATTGAAAGAAACCCCTACATGATGGGTGACAGACCTGTTATTGCTTTCCCTTGGGATATAGTCCCAGGAAGGTTCTGGGGTCGCGGTGTATGTGAGAAAGGATACAACTCTCAGAAGGCTCTGGATGCTGAACTGAGGGCGAGGATTGACGCTCTTGCGTTAACAGTTCACCCAATGATGGCTATGGATGCTACTCGTCTACCAAGGGGTGCTAAACCAGAAGTCCGTCCAGGCAAAATCCTATTAACCAACGGCGACCCGCGTGAAGTTCTACAGCCGTTTAACTTCGGCCAGGTATCTCAAATCACCTTCGCCCAGGCTGATTCTCTACAGAGGATGGTTCAAACAGCCACAGGAGCTATAGACTCCGCTGGTATACCGGGTTCTATTAACGGTGAAGCAACAGCCGCCGGAATCTCCATGTCCCTTGGGGCTATTATCAAGAGGCATAAGCGAACCCTTATCAACTTCCAAGAATCTTTCTTGATACCTTTCGTAACAAAGGTAGC